AGCGCACTCGCGAGACACCGAGCACTCGCGCGCGTTGTTCGGGCGGGTGAACCACCGCTCGGTCTCTTTCGACGATTAAATGTTTTGATGATTTTGTTCAAACGAACAAATCCAAAATTGTCTAAAATATTTAAAAGTGATAGAGACTGGGTAAAGGAAAAATACATGTAAGTTTAAAGAATAGCACCATGTTTTTAATTAATGGACAGGTGCGGTGTGTGTTTTGAAAATACAAATCACAAAAAGGTTACCTGTCCTTTTTGTGATTTGAATACGTGTAGAACGTGTACACAGACATATTTACTTTCAGTCATGGAAGATGCCCATTGCATGGGATGTAAACACGTGTGGAACAGACAATTCGTCGATCATTTTTGTACACATAACTTTAGACACGTCGATTATAGACGACATCGTGAAAATGTTCTATTTGAACGCGAAAAATCACTCATGCCGGAGACGCAAGTACACGTCGAACGGATACTCGAGATGCGCTATTTAAACAAAGTCATCGCGGAACAAAAGGTACAGTTGTCTAAATTATATATGACATATGGTCGTCTATCATACGATGAATATATACAAGTCCAAGAAATACACGAACTCATAGAAAACATGCGCCAAACGCGCGAACGTATAGATGAAATTCGATTTTCAAATCCAGACATCACCGAAATCAAGAAGTCATTCGTACGAAAATGCCCCGAGGGTGAGTGTAAGGGGTTTCTAGATGAAGATTGGTATTGTGGTATATGTCGAACTACATTTTGTAATGATTGTGGTGAAATTAAACACGACGATCGCACATGCGACCCGGATCTCGTAAAAACCATGAAACTCATATTGAAGGATACGAAACCGTGTCCGAAATGTTCGACCATGATTTCTAAAATAGATGGGTGTGCACAAATGTGGTGTACCCAGTGTCAAACGGCGTTTGATTGGAGATCCGGGAATATTCAAATAGGTCGAATACATAATCCACATTATCTAGAATTTAAACGAAAGACGCACGGTCTCTACCGCGAAAATGGTGATGTACCGTGTGGTGGTCTACCGTCGAGACACGAACTTCCGGAACGCCTCGCGGATCTAATACACGTTATTAATTGGTGTGAGCGGGAGATCATGTATACACGATACGTCAATACCTCCACCTATCATCACAGGGTATTATACATGCTCAATGATATGTCAGAAAAGGAATTCAAACGCAAGATACAAGCGATCGACAAACACAAGGAGAAGAATATGGATGTCGTTAATGTGTATCAGATGTTCATAGACACGGCGTCGGATTTACTTCGTCAGTATGTCATACGTGAAGACGCGGGTATAATCACAACTTTACGTGAGCTCATAGTCTATTCGAATGATATAGTACGTTCTATTCATAAAAGATATAAATGTGTCACTCCACCGCTATTCAATAATAATATTCTATTAATGTAGAATGCTCGTGCTCTTACTGGCAATCATAATTTTCGTGTATCTATTGATTCCGAAATATAGACATCCACTCGTATTCCATGATTTCGTGACTCCAGAAGAACGCCACTATATCATAGAACAAGCGCGAGACAAACTCAAACCGTCGACAGTTTCGAGAGATAAACTCATAAAGAAGAATGTCCGTCAGAGTGAAACAGCGTGGTTATCGTTGGAAGATCCCGTGATACGCAGAATTGTCGATAAGTGTTTAGCCATGACGGACCGACCGATCGATAATTGTGAAAATTTACAGGTTCTTCGATACGAAGAGGGTGGATTTTACCGTCCACATCAAGACGCCATGCACGATCAAAAAAATAAACGCATGTACACATTCATCATCGCCCTCAACGATGGATATCAAGGCGGTGCGACCATGTTTCCAAAATTAGGACGCGCGTACAAACTCAACGCCGGTGATGTTTTATTTTTTGACACGCTCGATAATTATGAATTCATTACATCGAAAGCACTACACGGTGGTATGCCCGTGACGCACGGTGAGAAATGGATTTGTAACTTATGGGTCAACAAGTATCCCCTCACCGCGGAGACGTAATTTACGACGATTCGCTTCGTGAAGCGATGTGACAGCATTCTTATTTTGACCCGAGTACGGCACCGCGTATCCTTCATCACACATCCACTTGTTAACATTCGTCCATTGACCATCCTCGGAGACCCACACCTCTGCGAGGATGCGCCCAAACTTACCACGACTGTCTCGTTCCGGGCATCTGAGTTCGATCTCGATATCATCCTTCTCAGATTCCACAGCTTTGAGACACCACTCTTTTAATTTTTGTTTTGAAATGAGGCCGTATACCTTCTCCGTCGCGTCGGATGTACGCGATTCGGGGGTGTCGATACCCAAAAGACGCACGCGTTGACGCGTACACACATCAAATCCTAGATCGAGAGTCACATCGATGGTATCACCGTCGACGACTTTTTCGAGAGATGAAACTTTATATACAAATTCACACGTGGGCTGGACGTATGTGGCCATATACTATACGAGAACATTATTCTCCCCATAGGTAACTGAATGATTTCGATGACGATATTCGCACGAAACTGAATGGCCACCACGATTTCATTTATATTCTCTGATATTATTAATGAAGTCTGTTGTCTTTACGTATGGTCGTTTTAACCCTCCACACAAAGGTCATCGCGTCATGATTGAACAGGTCATCGAAACTGCGCGTCGCACGAATAAGACACCCGTGATTGTCGTGTCACATTCGTATGGAAACGCTAAGAACCCCCTTCCGGTGGAGAACAAAGTGCGCATCCTCCGACGTTGGTTTCCGGGTGTGACCATACTCACATCAGCAAAAGATCGAAGCATCGCCAAGATCACACAAAACTTCAATGCAAATTCAATCATGGTCGTGGGTCAAAACCGTGAAAACAGTTTCAAGTTTCTTAAGTTTAAGAAGGTTGCCGTGTCGCGAACTCCGAATGCACCGTCGGCCACGATGGCGAGAGCCGCCGCAGCTTCCGGTAACGCAAAGGCGTTTAAAAATATGACAGGTTATAACTTGACGAATAAGATGATTAAAGCGATCGTGAAAAAATAGGGTATGGTAGACATAGAGGCACTCGCTACAAAAATATATTCTCAACTGGGAGCTGGGTACAGTGAGAGAGTATACCATAACGCGATGGAAGTTCTTTTAAGACGTGAAGGTGTTTCATACGAATCGGAACGCATCGTACCCATTCCATTTGAAGGACACATCATCGGTAATCTGAGAGCCGATATTATCATGAATAACGAAACAGTTCTCGAATTTAAAACCATTAAGACTCTGAATGATGCGGCGGAGTTACAGGCACAAAACTATCTTCGTCTGATGTCACTGAAGACTGCGTATCTGATAAATTATCCACCGTTTCCAAATCGGCAAGTGGAGGTACGAAAGATTGTAGTAGAACCATAAACGGAAATAACTTTGCGAGTGTCGCGTGAAACCGCTTCGTTTCCCTGTAATGTTTTTCTGGATCTTTGATACTTTCGGTTAAAAGTTCCCGAGCCGCATTCATGTGAAACGTGGCTTCGTCGAGTACAAACTGTGTGTACTCATCCATTAGTCAGAAATATACCAGCGTCTTTAAGTTTTTATTTGCGTAAATTTAACCATGTCTTTGTGTAGTTTTCCAATTGTTTCATCGTTGGACCTTGGGTCATTATATAATTCGCCGCGGCATTCTTGTAATTTTTTACGAGTCTATTGGGTATGTTTTTGGTATTCAATTGATTCATGATAAACACACGCTCGAGATTACGTTCACGCTCACGTTTCCATCGTTCAACCATGCGTTTTTTAACGATGTCAACATCCTTCTTGAACGGAATACCACGTTTGTTTCCGAGACGACCACCCATACTATTCAGCTTCGCCTTCATCTCTTTCACATCAGCGTTGATTGAAGGCATCACGTTCTTATAACGCGACAGCCATCGCTTCCCGTATAAACGCATGATATCGTTTCGAATCGAAGTTTCATCGAGACCGCGTTTCTTCAAGACTTCTTGACGCACGGCGTTACGTTTTTGTTGTGCTATATTTTTACGGGTGGGTTTAGGCGGTGGTGGTGTCACCACTTTCTTTCTCGCGGCATTCGCGAGCTGATTTCGTTCCTTTTCCATTTTTTGGACAATCGTCATCTTATCATTTCTCGCATTCACGGCAACTTTCATGATTTTGGCGAAACGAATGAGATCATTCTTGGTATATAATTTCGCCAATTTTTTACCGACGCGGAACTTTTCACCACTTCCAGTTAATCTATATTCGGTGCTTCCATTCTTAAACGCGGCAACTTGCGCCTTTTCACTCCCAACCTTCTTAATCATCGCACACAACACATCCTTCTTTGTCGTTTTCTTTATATCGACGATTCCCAGTTTCTTCGCGATATCATATAATTCGGGTTGTGAATACCTATCACAGCGTCTTTTACCTATCATGTTTCCGTTAATTATAGGAAGTGCGTTTCCGCGCACAACCTTCTTCGCGTTTTTAGGAATTTTATAACAACACGTAAATCCCTTTTTATTTTTACGCTCCTCGAAGCCGGTCTTACACGGGGGTTTGCGATTCTTTGGACACGACGACGAATTTGTACGGCGCGAAGCGTTTACATTCTTCGTACTGATTCGAACGATTCCATTCGACGTAGCCTTTTCCATGATTTCAGACGCGACGGTGTACGCTTTTAACATCCGACCCGGTGTTTTCACACCAGATATTTGCACATTTCCACTCGAAGATATGATGAATGTGGCATCTTCGTCTTCGGACAAAGGATACTTGGCAAACATGAATGGAGATAATTCGGGTTCATACGACGATTCGGTGAGTCCATACGTCGCGTGGTTTCTGTGAAGATCGAACAAGCGCACGGAACCATTCAATTTGAATTGACCACTTAAATTATTATATTCAAATGCGTTGTATAGGAATGGATACTTACTCAACGTGTACGCCGTGACCACATAGTTTCTGACTTCTTCGGCTTGCTTTTCGATATCTGTCCCGACAAAACCACCCGAGAAACGAATCTTGCCATTTTTGTAAATGTTAATGGTCCACCCCTTCGTTTCGCTCCCATTCGACACATTCAAGGCGAATTGTACCGTGAAAAAACGCGAATCCAAATTTCCCTTTGGTCCATATTCTTGTGAATGCGAAAACCCAACTTTGAATTGACCGTAATAGCCTTTAATTTCCTTGACTTCTATGGTGAGTCCATTTCCAATGGGTCTTTTCGTGAGTGGACTCTTCTTAAGAATTTCAACGAGATCGACGCGGTCACCGGGACTTAAACTTCTATTTACGGTGGCGTTAAACATACCCATATTCAATTTACTCGCAACAAGTTTCGTATTCACAATATTCTTATAGTTGCTAGTGTTTACTAATTTTCGATCGAGACGTTGAGGAACGTGTTGATCTTTCGTAAATTCACGCTCAATCTCATTCGCAAGTCGGAGATTTTCTTCCGTATAATTGCTATTCGTGTCGCTCACAAGATTAACATTAGAATTTTGAACAAATTCCCTGACGGTGTCTCTGTTCATCTTATATATGACCATTATTTTTTTCTAATGGTCATCGCTAAATTGGAGTGTATCTTCGAGTACATCGAGACCAAAGATGAACGGCTGTTTCGGGTAGACACGGCCCTTGTACGTGAGTGATTCCTCGCGCACTTCAATCTCGCGCGAACTGAACGGCCCGGCGTAGAAGTCTGGGTTGAATTTTGGTCGACCCAAGTTGTTCGCTTGACAGTGCTGATTGAACACCTGTACGAAGATCTTCTGAGGCACGTAGAGTTCTTCGCCAAAGACGAGATTGGTCGACTCCAAGAAATTGTGGAGTGTGCTCGCGACCATCGCGACTTGTTTCTGAACGGTTTTGAAGTATTCTGGAACAACGTTCCAAATGTCTTTGTTTCTGTATTTTTGTGCGTAGTCGAGGTATGCTCGAACGCATTTAAGTAAAATAGCGGGGATTTCTTGGTTAAGTTTTTCGTCGAGTTGTGTGTCGGCATCCTTGACTTGCTTTGCAAAGTTCCATGGAAGAATGCGTCGAAGCACGGATCCTGAATTATCTTTCCAATTTGGAATCTCATTCCCACCGAGCACCCCGGGACACTTCCACTCGACCGACTTCGCGGTCTGTCCTTTGATGGCGATGGAAACATCTTCGCCAGATACCATGGACTGGAACTCAGCCTGTTCGAGACAGAAATCACCTTTGATTTCGGGTGCGATGAACATGAGCGCGTTGTATACACTCGAGAGACCAAACTTCTTTTCAATATTATTCGAAACAGTCTTGACGTCTTCCGGTTCGTAGAACTTTTTGAAGATCTTTGTAATCACCGTGGACTTCCCCGAACGCGCGATACCCTTGAGGAAAGGAATGACCTGCCATCCATCGAGTTCTCCGGTATCGAAACACAAACGACCACCCATGACATACATCCATCTCGACACACTCTCATCAAACTTTTGATAATCGAGAACACCTTGGAAATGTGGCGTTGGAATGTCGTACCAATCTTCGATGTGATCGAAATCATCAAATTGTTGATCGAAAAACTTACAACTCACCTTGGTGGGATCGAGTGATCGAAACTCGCGACTCTCGTACGAATAAAATTTACAATCATACGCGCCAGTTTCGGGTGTCCAACACTTTCCGAAGAAGACACCGTTCCTGAATGACCACATGTGACGATCCTTGATGATTTCAGGAAACTGCACGTCTTGACAATTTGATAAATGTTCAATCAAATGTCGAAACACACCGGGGTTGCTCGTAAGATTTTGCCATAAACCGAAATCATATTCCTTGTTACCGAGCTCGTACACGAATTCATTGATCGATTTAAGAGGCTTCCACGCGCGCGTGTCGTAGCCGTTATATGTGATCTGTTCACAACAATCACCTTTGTAACGTCGAAACCGTTTCATGTACAGCGTCTTGAGTGCACACAAAATAGACTTCTGAAAGGGGGTCGCGTCGTCGACTTTGCTGTCGTCCATCGGGACACCCCTAAACGTAGCAGGGTCTGAATCAAAAATCTCGGGCTCGACGGTTGGATTTTCAGCACGCTCGTATGCTATTTTATGGGTGTTTATATTGCAAAAGGCATCTTTCACTTGTTCAATGATTCGATTGATACGTCTCGATACCTTGAGGCCATCATCTTCGGGTTCAAATTCCTGAATATTGATCGCACTCGCTCTGTGATAGAGCTCACTCAGAATCTTGATATATCTCGATCGACGATCGTCGATGGCTTTCATATCATAATTCAAAACTCGTCCATCTTCACCGATATCTTCCGGGTTAAGCAGTTGTGTATAACCCAGCGATGCCGAATTGAATCCGGAGCCTTTTTTCAAACACCATTTTTCTTCCATGTAGTCGATGTATTGTAACACCTCTTCTTGATTCAGAGACTGGACTCTACATTTCATTTGTTCCATCTCAGACTCCCGAGTGTCGGGGTCTTTGTCGATGTAATGAGTTCCATCTTCCATTTTATTAATCATGGGCCGATTTTTCTAATTGTCTTTTTTGGAGAGCTTGGTGAGCATCTTGATGAGAATTTTGTTTTGCATTTCGAGCTGAGTCGCGATGTTCACCAGGGCGGAACACACGGTATCGCCGTCGGCCGTCGCGAGCAGACCGGTCATCAAAAATCCAATATCCCCCTGAAAGTCTTCGTCGTCTTCGTCTTCGAAGACCTCTTCTTCCTCTTGCTCTTCTTCCTCTTCATCATTGATGGTATCATCATCGGACACAAACTCTTCGATTTCTTCAGGGCGATCAGACATTTAAACTAAACTGAGAAAAGAACGTGACCAAAATTTCGCACCGCCGCGATTTCGGTCAGAATTATTTTCTCCGTATACAGTACAAAAACTCTCAAAATGGCCGGTGGTCTCATGCAACTCGTCGCCTATGGCGCCCAAGATGTCTACTTGACGGGTAACCCGAAGGTTACCTTCTTCCAAGCCGTGTACAAGCGTCACACGAACTTCGCTATGGAAAACATTGAACAAACTGTCAACGGTACCGCGTCCAACAACGGCCGCGTGTCCGTGACCATCGCCCGTAACGGGGATTTGATCGGCGACATGTACGTCGAACTCGTTACGTCGGCGTCTCTCGGTACGAAGGCCGGTGTCGCGGCCATCGATTCGTGCTGGGCGGCCGAACGTGCCATCAAGGATGTTGAACTCTCCATCGGTGGTCAGCGCATCGACAAGCACTACCAAAAGTGGTGGCGTTTGTACTCTGAGTTGTACTTGGACGAGTCCAAGAAGGCGACTTACGGTAAGATGACGACCAACCCGGTTGCCTCCACGGCCGGTACGGTTTTCCTCCCGCTACTCTTCTTTTTCAACCGGAATCCGGGGTTGTATCTGCCCTTGATCGCGTTGCAGTATCACGAAGTCCGCATCGACTTTGACTTGTCCTCGGAATTCTCCCAATACACCGATGGCTCCACCTTCAAGGTCTGGGGTAACTACGTGTACTTGGACACGGAAGAGCGTCGTCGCTTCGCCCAAAAGGGTCACGAATACCTCATCGAACAAGTGCAACACACTGGTACCGACACGGTGACTGCCGGGTCCACCAAGCAAGTGCGCTTGTCCTACAACCACCCGATCAAGGAATTGGTGTGGTGCTTCAACAACGGTAGCGCCTCCAACGCGCAACACTGGAACTTCACCTCCAACGCGGCGACTGCCGGTTCGGTCGTCCTCGACGCCAACCCGTCTGCGCCGTCGGCGTCCAACTGCTACGTGCCGATCTCCCAAGCGACCGGTGCCCCGCTCTTGTCTGTCGGTGCCGATGGTTCCGCCAAGCAATGGGCCGAAGAAGGTGCCGCGCTCTCCTTGTCCGCGGGTCCGCTTGACACGTTCAAGTTGGTCCTCAACGGCCAAGACCGTTTCAAGGAACAAAAGGGTAAGTACTTCAACCAAGTGCAAGCCATGCAACACCACACCGGTGCCCCGTACCCGGGTGTGTACTCGTACTCCTTCGCGCTCAAGCCGGAAGAACACCAACCGACCGGTACGTGCAACTTCTCCCGCATCGACAACGCGCAAGTCGCCGTTGCGCTCAAGGCCAACGCCACGGACTCGCAAGTCATGCACATGTTCGCGACCAACTACAACGTCCTCCGCATCCAAAGCGGGATGGGCGGGCTTAGCTTTAGCTCATAATGGAGTTAAGATCAGGCCCAAAAAGCAGGCGTTAAAAGCGTTTGTCCTGCTAGTCTGTGTGTGCAGGCGAGACAACCTGGTTGCGGGAAGTTCCTTAGAGCTCTAACTACCACCCCCATTTGGAAACTTTTGGGGGGATCTCGGTTAATGACCGAACCCGATGGTAAAAATGTTAGAGATTGGATAATCCGCAGGCGAGAATCTAAGTTCGCTACGACAAGAATATGATTCCGTTTCAACGATCGCTAAGGTGTCGGTGGTAAATGAGGAGTTAGTCACTCTGATACTGCTTAAGGTACGATCTGGCCCACTGGGAAACCTTTGGGATTAACCGTGCTTTCTCCAACTAAGAAAGCTATGGCTACATTTTAGTATAAAAAATTTAGAATTAACATAAACATTAAGATATTTCAAGTACCCTAATGTTTGTTTTGCGTTCATAAACTAGAAATAATTTCAGGACAACTCGTAGATGGAGAAAGTATGTATGCATTGTCATGAAAAGAAGTCACTCGACCAATTTGGAAAACATAAACAAATGAAGGATGGTCATTTGAATCAATGTAAAGTGTGTCGCAAAGAATACATGAAAGCATACGAAGTGAAGAATAAGAAAAAGTTATCCGAAAAATCTAAGGAGTACTACGAAACAAATAAAGAACGGGTAAAAGAGCGTGTAAGGAATCATTGGAACGATAACGCCACGGAAATAAACCAGAAACGTAGAGAAAGATATGAAAATGATGAAGAGTATCACACAAAAAGATTAAATGAATGCTCGAGATCAAATGCTAAGTGTCGCCCTGAAAGACGCAAAAAGGCTAAAGAAAATAAGACACCGGGATATTATCTTGAATTATGTCGTAAGAGAATGTGGCACGCTTTTAACGGTCGTGAAGCAAAATCAGATAAAACAAAAGCGCTTCTCGGATGTGACGGTGACTTCTTGAAAAAATACTTGGAAAATACAAAGGTTCCCGGAAAAGATTACTCTGATGCTCACATAGATCACATTATCCCGTGTTCATCATTCAATATGTTAGACGAAGAACAACAAAGGAAATGTTTTCACTATACAAATCTTCAACTTCTTCCAGCCCACGAAAATCTTACGAAGAGTAATAAAATCTCAGCATACTATATAATTCAAACATGTACGCCCGTGAGAACAAGAAGATGACGATGCAACAGCAGATCGGCATATATTTGCCGCTCACGATTCTCGCGATGGGTATCGCGTTAACCGTGATGGCGATGTCGCGCAACTCTAAGATGCGATAATCGCTTCACACGTGATACAGACTTGATCTTCGTTTACGTATTGTTCAATCTGGTTACACTCTTTACATGTAAATTCTGGTAAACTCTCGAGAATACACGGTGAATGTGAATCATCGTCGAGGTACCACGTCACGTATTCATATATTAACTTTACGGTGTCTCTGGCATCTAACATTTCATATATGAATACCTTCATCATCGCATTAATCATGGCCCGCACACCGTACACGACATCCGACGCGATCTTATCACTCCACTCAACATTGTGTGTGCCGTTGTAAAGGTGTTCATAAATACATTCATTCAGGGCATTCTCTTGACGAAACGTGAGTCCGTGATACGACGTGCGTTCGTATTCCCGTGGATCGTGTAAGAACCACTTTTCCAGGATGGCGTGAACGTCTTGGTATAACCGAGACTTGTACATCTCCCAATCTTCATACTTTTTGAATCGTATCTTTGGAATTTCGAGTCTCTTCTCGAGTTCAACAATCTTTCGCTGTTTTTCCAGTATATCATAATCGTATAGGACTTTTGAACACAGTGCGAGTCTTTCCATGAGAAGAATATACTTAAAATTTTTATATCTGTTTATATAAAAATGGGCATACTCGTGACAGAAGACGTCACTCTCAGTCTCGGTTTGGTGATCAACAAGTACTACGCGTCTCTCTCGACGAACGACGCGCGTATTCAAAAACGTGTGAACATAGAACGCACGTACGGTGCCGATAACAATACCACGGAATCGACGGTCACGGAATACGTGGTCGAAGGTCTCTTTCAATTGTGGGTGTCTGAGGAAGCCAAGAATGCTGGGTCGAGTCCGTTCGCGCATAAGAATGTGCGCATCACGCAATCGACCGCACCGACGGGCAACATCTACGAAATGTTGTACACCAAGTTAAAAGAAGGACTCGTCTACGTGGAAGACGTTTAAACATAATATACTCATAATAAATAAGAATGATCTACGTATACACCGATGGTGCGTGTACGAATAATGGTCAAAAAAACGCAGCCGCTGGCATTGGTATCTATTTTGGTGAAGACGATGATCGTAACGTATCCGCAAAAATAGATGGTAAACAGTCTAATAACACAGCCGAATTAAGTGCGATCATTGGGGTATACGACATATTGAAGAGAAATATTGAAATGGGCGAGGATGTTACGATCGTATCTGACTCGATCTATGCGATTCGATGTGCGGGTGAATATGGTTTAAAGAACGCGAATTGCAATTGGATAAAAGATATTCCAAACAAAGAACTCGTTCAACGAATATACGAATTATACAGTACCAAATCAAACGTACATTTCATGCACATAAAAGCTCACACGGGGAGAGAAGACATTCACTCTATTGGAAATGATCACGCGGATCGTTTGGCTAACATGGCGATCGGTGTGTCCGAATGTCCATACAATAGAATCTATTTAGATGTTCCATACGCCGAACGGGAAAGTGCGAAAAAACGAGGGGCAAAATGGGATCCCAAAAAGAAAAAATGGTGGGTCACCGAACTAAATTTCTGTGCGTAAAATAATGGAAGCACACGAGGAGACTCACCCATGGTGTGAGAAGCAGGAGAGGCTTCTTAAATCGTGGGCGGAGAGAGCCGCGGGATATCGATGGCTCCACAACCACGCGAGGCTCCACTATAAAAAGCAAAATGATTACCTCTCCTACCCCAGTATAGTCATCGCGAGTATCACCGGCGTCGGTGGCTTCGCCGTGCTCAATCCAAGTGGAAACGACAATATATCATCGGACACAAGGGCTAAAATCATGATCGTTCAATACATGTTCGCATTCCTCAATGTACTCGGTGGAATTCTTACGAGTATAAGTAAGTTTAGTCAGAGTCTCAGTCTTTCAGAATTACACTCATCTATGTGTATACAATATTCAAAGTATTATAGGAATATTGATATGGAACTTTCACTAGACTCACAAGATAGAACGTGTGTTATTGAGTTTGTCAGGAAGTGTCGTGAAGAATATGATAGGCTTCTCGATGAGGCCCCCGACATCCCCGCGATATCTATACAAGCCTTTAATTTAGAGTTCCCCGAACGCGCAAATAAACCTGATGTGTGTAACGGACTTAGTATCATCGTGAGTGATGAAACGTCGTCGCAACTCGGTTCTAATCGCGCCGTCGCGAGGTGGTTGGGTGCGTTTAAGGCTGTCACGCGTAAAAGCAGAGACATTGATGATTTAGCGAGAATGGAAAGTGTTTAAAAAATAGAGAACTATGTAATCATATGGATGAATATATTTTAGAAATACCCAACTTCATACCAACCGATTTATGCGAATCAATCGTGCGACGATTTGAGGCAGACCCTCGAAAGAAGCATGGGTACTATTACTATATGGCAAATGGAGTTGTAGTCGAGCGAGACAAACTCAATACAGAATTGTCTCTTGGAGGTACACAGGGATGGGTGGACATAGATTCCCTTTTTCATAACTATGCTACGAAGGCATATAATGAATACATGACCCGGCTACACGCTAACTTTGCACACTATAACACAGATAATCATATATACGACAGAGAACTTGATAATAAAAGTATATACTTTACAGGATTTCCCTTACAACGGATAGAAAAGGGAAATTTCTATGCGTGGCATCACGATGGAGATCCAAAGAAACCATACTTTTTACAAGTACTCTTTTATATGAATACATTGGAAGAAGATGAAGGTGGTTGTACCGAGTTTATACACGGGAGAAAAGTCAGACCTGAAACTGGTAAAATGTTAATCTACCCTTGTTCATGGATATTTCCACACATCGGTAACGAAGTAAAGGGTGGTCCTAAGTATATATGTACGACGACGATCGGTATTAATCATGCATTATAGAAACATCTATCTTCGCCTATGAGTTTGCATAAAAGATTACTTTCTTTATTTTGTAAATAGGGTGTTAAATGATGATTAATTATGTATGAAAATGTAAGAGATAGTTTTCTATAAAGTACGTCGAGTGTTTTTTTATTGCACGCGCCGTATTTTGTCTTATGTATGCCTTGAAGGTGTTTTAACTTTTCAACATCGTCTCGGTGCGCAATTTTATATTGCACAGCCTTTCTTGGTTTCTTTTCGGGATTGAGTGATCCCGCGTGTACGAGATCACAGTTGAAGAGCACGGACTTCGCGTGAAGCGTGGTCGGTCTCGACGTGA